CGCATGGGAAACGATCTTTCTGTTGTCAATGCTGCAAGAGTTTCATTCAACAAAGAAAGTGAATACGACTACACATCTGAATGGAAAGGTGTGTTGATGGAGAAGGATGAAAGACTCATTGCCTATCTTGCCAAGCACAACCATTGGACTCCCTTTGCACATCCGCAAATCACTTTGAGGATCAAGGCACCTATCTCCATCAGAACCCAGTTCTTCAAGCATAAGCAAGGCTTTGTAGAGAATGAAGTTAGTGGTAGATATGTGGAACTCAGGGTTCCAGAATTCTACCATCCCAAGTGGCGAGGCAAGCCAACCAACAGCAAGCAAGGCTCATCCAATTTCATTGAATGGGATCTTGAATCAGATGCGGAAGATCCTGTCAAGTCCATGGATGCAGCATACAGATATGCAACTGACTGTGCATTCAGGTCTTACAGAAAACTTCTTGATTCTGGTGTTGCACCAGAGCAGGCTCGCTTTGTCCTCCCCCAAGGTACGTTCACTGAATGGATCTGGACTGGCAGTCTTGCTGCTTATGCTAGATTCTACAATCAAAGAATTCATCCTCATGCACAATGGGAAATCCAACAGTATGCCTCTGCAATCGGAGTCATCATGAAGGAATTGTTTCCTGTGTGTTGGGAATATCTTACTGATAATTATCAGGAACATTAATGCTTTGGGACAAACTAAGTTCAGAAGAAAAGAAACAAAAAACAGACCAGCAACTCCTGTGGGAAGAGGATCTTCTAACCGCAGGAATTGAAAGGTATTGGAGAGAGTGGGATAGGGTAAAGGATGAAGGCAAACCTGAGCAGTTGTTGCTTGAGTCTGCCGTCATTCACCTTACCCCATTCTATCAACAATGGATAGACAAGGTATGCAGTGGTCCAAAGAATCCCGAGTGGCTTCCCCCTTTGTTGTCTATTGGTGCTGCAAAGATGGCTGACATCACTGTAAGAGCAGTGATTGAATTGTTTCTAAGCAGAACCAACATGACAAACATTGACTTTGTTCATGGTGTACCTTTGTCTGCACCCAGCGCACAAACAATTGCCAAGTTGATTGCAGATAATGTAATCAATATTGTCTCATACCAAAGAGCCAAGAAGAAATTCAAGGACGATTGGCTGAGACAATCCAAGTTCATCAAGAACTGGACACCCAAGAGATGCCGTGCCTTCACTAAGAAGATGGGAATGGTATATAAATACACTCCCAAACAGAAGGAAGACTTTGGTCACAACATGCTACGCATTGCATTGTCTTCCGACATCTTGGAAGGTAAGGTTGTCTGGACTGGACGACGCAAGAAGTCTCTTCTTGTTTCATTTGCTCCAGATGTACTCAAGGAACTAGGCAATAGGCATCAGATGCTTGAGACTGGAAGCATGGTCTACAGACCAATGCTTTGCCCTCCTGCATTGCATACCAAGGACAAGGATGGTGGTTTCTTGAATCCTTGGATCAGAAAGAAGATGATCAAGAGATATCATCCCATTGGTTGTGATCCAAGGGACTTCAAGTCCAAGCCTTCTGATATGGTTATTGATGGCATCAATGCCTTGATGATGACTGAATGGTCCATCAACAAGAAAGTATTTGAAGTCATGTCCACCATGTTCAAGTTTGACTACAAGATTGCAAACCTTCCTGCCTACACGCAGAAAGACTTTGCATTCTCTCGTCCTTACCCAGAAGATGGCACAAAGAAAGAAAAGGCATTGTGGATGTCGGAATCCACTGAAGCATGGGGTGAGTGGTACAAGGAGGAACAGGCACGCAGCAGAATGATTGTGCGTCTGTCTCTTGCTCGGACACTTCTTCTCAATGACTTCTTCTACATGCCTTACACCTTGGACTTCAGAGGCAGAGCATACACCGTGTGTGAACTTCTGTCATGCCAAGGCATCGACTTTGATCGTGCATTGATCCACTTCGCAGAACCAATCCAGCAGACGGAGAAGGGACTGTGGTGGCTCAAGGTTCATACCGCCAACCTGTTCGACAAGGACAAGTTGACCTATGAAGAAAGAGTCAAGTGGGTTGATGACAATATGGACATGATCAAATCAATTGCAGAAGATCCACTCAATAATCAGGAATGGGTATCCGATGCAAAGAAGAAGAACCCATCATTCCAAAGACTTGCTGCTTGTTTTGAGTTGTGTCGAACCGATGGCATGACTCAGTTGCCTGTTCAAAAGGATGGTGCAAACAATGGTGTGCAGCACTGGGCTGCAATCATGCGAGACAAGAAGTTGGCTAAGTTAACCAATGTCTTGCCAAGTGACAAGCCTCAAGATCTGTATCAACATGTGGCAGACAAGACTTATGAAATCATCTCCAACAACATTGATGATGTTGAATGGTATGATAAATTCAAAGAGTATTGGAATGATGAACTTCCAAGATCTGTCGCAAAGAGAAGCACCATGTGTGACTCCTATGGTCTAACCTTCTACGGCATACAAAAGTATGTCAAGGAAGAAGGTCATGTTGATTGGGTTCCAAAGGAAGAACGAGGTGGTGCAATAGTTGAGTTGTCCCGTGCTTTGCAAAGTGGATTGCAAGGTACAATGGAAGAACCCAACAAGGGCAAAGACTACTTGAGAGAAGTTGCTCGTTTAATCAACGCAACAAACAAACCATTGCTTTGGGAAACAAGCAGTGGCTTTGTTGTTCAGCATGTGTACAATCAAATCATTGAACGCATCTCTTATGCTGAGTTGTTCAACAAGCAACAACTTGTGTTCTCCACATTGAGCAAGGATCTCGATGGAGATGCACAGTATCTTGCCATATCTCCCAACTTCATTCATAGTTGGGACGCAGCCCATATGTTCATGACCATCCATGAAATGTGGCTGCAAGGTATCAAGGCATTTAGTTTTGTTCATGATTCATATGGTACTTATGGTCCATATGTGGATATCATGGATAAGATTCTGAAAGAATCGTTTGTAAAGATTCACACAGACAATCCCTTGAAACAATTCAAATCATATGTCGAAAAGAAATATGAAATCAGATTACCTGACATCCCGGAGAGAGAAGATGACTTTGACATCAATGAAGTCCTTGAATCACAATACTTCTTCAGTTAAATATTTAAAACCAATTATTTATTTTTCTTGGGTTGATGCTCAAACAATTGGAGGTTCAGAATGGATGGAGATGTCAGAAACAAAGAAGTACAGCAAGACTCAATTGCCTGTCATGTACACCGTTGGTTTTTTAATCTATGAAGATGCCAATCAATATGTGGTTGCATCAACTGTTGGTCCAGCAGAGACCAGTCAGATCCACAAGATTCCCAAGTGCATGATCTTACATCAAGAAATTCTCTTAGATAGAATCAAAAATGACTAAGCAAGAACTTGTATGGACAAGCAGGGAATTTTCAGATGGCAGGTCACTTATCTTCATTACTGGTCAGCAAGGAGTTTATGATCTTGATTCAGATGCTCTTGGTAGTATAATAAAAAACAAGATCATTCTCCATGAAAGAATTCTCAAGCAGTGGCATAAACTCAATGATCTAAGAAACGAGGTGCTTGATGGCTGAAGATAAAAGCATAAGAAGAAAAGATCAAAGAGCTTGGGATAGTGACAAGTACTTCAAAAAAAGAAAGGAAAAAAAACGTGACAAAGAACGCAGAAGAAGGCGCAAGGCTAAGTCTGAATAATCTGCAAGGTCTTCATATCCACGGATTGATTGATGTGTACAGACCCATTGAAGCATATGTTGAAGAATGGGTTCATGTTGCAGATGAAGATGGTCAGTTTGTTTCTGCTCATCCTGTGCCTAATACAAGAAAGCGTGTGGATCTTCCGTCACTTGCAGAGCAGTGGCGTAAGGATGCTGAAGCACGGTGGAAGAAAAGATGAGTGCCGTACTGGTTGTTGGTGATCTTCATGCACCAGCAACCCATGAAAAATATCTTTCTTTCTGCAAAAAAATATAATACAAACAAGACTGTATTCATTGGCGACATCGTTGATCATGAAGCAATCTCTCGCCACGAAAAGAATCCAGATCTACCCTCGGCTCATAGTGAATACTTGATTGCACAGAAGCAAGTCAATCAATGGTATCGGGCATTCCCCAATGCTGTTGTTTGTATTGGCAATCATGACGAACGTGTGATGCGTCGAGCCAAGTCAGAAGGTATTCCCAGTTTGTATTTGAAGCCCTATAACGACGTATATGGAACAAGAGGATGGACATGGGCATACGACCATGTTGTAGATGGAATCCTATACACACACGGAACCAATTGGAGTGGCAAGACCCCAGCATTCAATGCTGCTTGTTATCTAAGACGAAGCGTCGTCTGTGGTCACTTGCATTCAGTTGCTTCAATCTCTCATCATAACAATGGAACTGACACCATCTTTGGTATGAATGTGGGATGTGGTGTGGATGCGGAACATCTTGCCATGCTCTACGGTAGATATTCATTAAAGAAACCATTCCTTTCATGTGGTGTCGTGAAGGATGGTCATCCCTACTTGGAGGTCATGTGACTGAAGAACAGAAGACTGAACAACCCAAACAATCGTATCCCCCTATGGTTGCAACCAATGCTGTGTTACAGTATTTAAGGGAGATTTTTATGGCTCTGGACAACATTAGTTTCCAGATCCGCACTACCATGAACAACATTGTTGAGACAAACAAGAATGATGTTCAGAATTTCGTCATGAAGAACCCGAAAGAAGAAGGTGCTTCAGACCCAGTTATCGAAGGAGTAGAATCTGATGACGAAAAATAATTATGGCAACTCAATTGTTGTCGGACCCGCAGAAGTAAGATGGTCACATCTCATGTCCCCGGATGACAAGTTTGGCAACCCCAATCACTCTGTCACCCTGATCATTGATGATGATACCAACAAGCAGTTGGAAGATGCTGCAAAGGAACTTGGTGGTAAGAAGATCAATGGTCTCAAGAATGATCCTGAGACTGGCAATCGTCTTATCCGGTTCAAGAATGTGCTTCAGGCACGCAAGGGAGTCAAGACATTCCCCGTGCTTGACAGCAATGACCAGCCCACTGAAACCATTCCATTTGGTTCGGATGTGGTGAGAGTCAAGGTTACTCCAGCACTCATTGCCAGAGACAACTCGGTTTCCTTCTACATGGAGAAGATCCAGTTGATCAAGCGTAACTACGAGCCGGGTTCCGGCGGTGGTTCCGGCATGGGTACTGTTGATGGAGGCTTCGTTGGAGCCGGTGCTGCCGAATCCAGCGATGACGTTCCCTTCTAATGATTGAACTCACCTTCCCGGTGAGTCCAGTTGCCGCTTCTAGGCCCCGTGTTGGTAGGCATGGTTCCTACTACACGGGTGCCTACAAGCGGTTCAGGGAAGAAGGATCAAAGGTTGTCTCTGAAATGCTCAAAGGATTCACTCCTTTTGATGATGTATTGATGGTCGATATCAAATGCTTTTGCAAGAGACCAAAGACAACCAAGTTACCATTCCCAAAGTCCGATGTCGATAACCTAGCCAAAGCCGTCATGGATTTAATGAACAAGAAACTGTGGATTGATGACTCCCAAATCATTGGCTTGTATGTCAGCAAGAATTGGGCAGAGCCTGATCAAGATGGCTACTTCACAGTTGCAATGGAAAAGGCATGAACATAGATGCTCTGGAAAATCTCGCATTGAAACAACTCCCCTTGCTTAAGGGAAGAAAGTTCAAGCATGTGTCAATCATACTGCACAAGTCAAGACCTGTTGCAGTTGGTATCAACAAGCGTAAGACCCATCCCCTTGCTGCTTCATACAAATATAGATTCGATGAAGTGCATTCGGAGTTGGATGCTTGGATCAAAGTAAAAGACAAGTGCAAGAAGTATACACTAGTCAATTTTAGATTTGGTTATCTCAATCAATGGAGAATGTCCAGACCATGTTGTCTGTGCATGAATTGGTGCAAAGAAATATTTAATGAAATCTACTACACCACCCGTCATGGGATGGTAAGGGAAGTCTAGCAATAGGCTTCCCTATTTTTTTCTAAAGGAAACAAACATGCATTACAATCCAGTTTATACCGTTCAGAGAAACTTTGAGTTTGTAGTGGTTGATAACAACATCACATACAATGTCAATGCAGATGTTGAAGTATATTGGATGGAGGATGACACCACTGTTGGTGGTAACTTCGGAACAAGATGGTGTGTTGAGGGTTATCATTTCCAAGAAGCAGAAGTGTTTGGTGATGATGATGACTTCTTCGTTGTCTACAACAATGATAGAAACAGCAAGAATGAGTTCATGAAGAACATGTGGGCAGAGATCGACGATGCCATTTCGCTTGAAGTGGAGAACTCAGATCCTCCCAGTGTAATGGAGGTTTTGGATGAAGCACATTGACCTTGAAAGAATTTATTTCACAACCAATTGGATCGCTTTCTTTCTTGGCATGATTGGCTTTGGTGCCGCTGCCGTGTCTGACAATGTATCCCTTTGGATTCCTTTCCTGATTTTAATCACACCAACTTCAATCTTTATTGTTGTTTCTGTGGTTGCACTTGTTTGGTCATTCATTCTGACAAGGGAGACTAATGAGTTTAGAAGCAACAGATAGCAAAGTTGTAGAGAGACAGTCATGCCCCAAGTGTGTATCAAATGGTGGTGATACATCTGGTGATAATCTAGCCATCTATGATGACAACCACAAGTATTGCTTTGCTTGTGGCTATTATGAGAAAGGGGACAAGAAGTACATGACGGAAGTGAGAGATGAAAACATTGTAAGAGACTTCAATCCAATTGCTGGCGACATTGAAATGCTTCCCCATCGCCGCATCAATGCCGACACCTGTAGAAAGTTCAGGTATCAGACGTGCAACACAATGGATCGACACGTCGAGATCGAGAACTATTATGGTTCCGATGGCATGTTGCAAGCACAAAAGATTCGCAACATCCAGAACAAGGACTTCAAATGGATTGGCAACACCAAGCAACTACAGATGTTTGGTCAGCATGTATGGGAACGTGGTGGTCCACGCATTCTCATTACAGAAGGTGCCATTGATTGCCTAAGCATGTCTCAATTGTTCGACAACAAGTATCCTGTGGTCTCCATTCCAACCGGAGTACAGGGTGCAGCACGAAGCATCAAGGACAACTATGAGTTCCTTGCATCATTCGATACCATCGTCATCTGTTTCGATATGGATGATCCGGGTCGCAAGGCTGCAAAGGAAGTTGCAGAGATCCTCCCTCCGGGCAAGGTCAAGATCATGGACCTGCCCCGCAAGGATCCCAATGAGATGCTGGTTGCTGGAGAAGGCAAGCAACTGCTCCAAGCCTATTGGAATGCCAAGACCCACAGTCCCGACAGCATCCTGCATGTGTCTCAGGTCACTGGTGAAAACAACAACCCATCAATCCTGTATGAGTTCCCTTGGGAAAACCTAACCAACTTTATGGTTGGTCAAGACAGTGGAAGATTGTATCTATGGACTTCTGCCACTGGTCATGGCAAATCCTCAATCATCAAGGAGATCTTGATTCATCACCTTGAACAAGGCAATCCCACTGGTTGCATCTTCTTGGAGGAATCTCCAGAGTCAACTGTTGATGATCTCATCTCGCTCAAACTAGGCAAGCATGTGCGTAAGATCATGGGTCAACGACAACTCAATGATCTTAGGAAGAAGTTCAACAGAAGTGAAGTCGATCTTGGTGTTGCAGACAACCTATCCGATGAGGAGTATGGTGCTGCCCGCAAGGAGATTGGTGACTACCCGTTGTACATCTATGATCACATCGGCAACTCAAACATCGACAATGTAATGTCTCGTCTTGAGTACATGGCTGTTGCACTTGGTTGCAAGGTTCTTGTTGTTGATCACATCACCTTGCTTGGCAACATGCTTCTCAGTCAGCAAGACAATTATGGCAACTCTGAAAGGTTGATCCTCGATGATGTCATGAAGCAACTAAGAGCATTGGTCGAGCGTACTGGTGTTATTGTTCATGTCGTATCACACATCAAGAAGACTGACAAGAACGTAGATGAAGGTGATAGGATCTCACTCAGCGATCTTCGTGGTTCTGGTTCGCTTGCTCAGATTGCAGACTATGTGTTTGCACTTGAAAGAAACAGGCAGCATCCAGATCCAAACATCTCAAACACAACTTGCATTCGTGTTCTTAAGAATCGCAAGACTGGTGCCTGTGGCATTGGTTGTGCCCTGTACTACAACAAGGACACAAGTAGATTGCAAGAGGTGGAGTTTACCGTAACCCCAGACGGAGAAATTCTATACAATTATGGAAGTATTGGCATTTGACATTGAAGGTAATGGTCTGAATGAAGTAACAATTAATAGAAAAGGGGAATGCATTCCAGAGGCTACTCGCATCTGGTGTGCTGCAACTTGCAATGTTGAGACTGGTGAGTGCAAGTCCTATACCGAAGATCAACTTGAAGAATTCATCAAGGCTCTTGAGTCTGCTGATCTTGTTGTTGGTCACAACATCTTTGGTTATGACTTGCCATTGCTAAATAGACTTGTAAGAAAAGTTAATTACAAGAAAGTGTATGACACTTTGGTTGTGTCTCGTTTGATCTGGCCCGACAAGCCCATGCTTCCGGGTCAATCCCACTCACTCAAGTCATGGGGTCTCCTGCTTGGAGATCAGAAGACAGAGTACACTGGTGGGTTTGATGCATTCTGCCAAGACATGTTGGACTACTGCGTTCAAGATACCGTGGTCACTGCAAAGATCTACAAGTATCAGCAAGAGTTCAGAGAGAAGAATGAAAAAGCAATAGCCATGGAAATGAATGTTGCCAAGATCATCTCTAGTCAGGTGGAAAATGGTTTTGGTTTTGATCTTGCACAAGCAGAGGAAAATGAAAAGCAACTCATGCTTGACAAGGCTGAGATCGAAGATCAAATGCAAAAGATCTTTCCAGATAAGATAGAAGAAAGGTGGTCAGACAAGACTGGCAAGAGACTCAAGGACAAGATCACCGTATTCAATCCGGGTTCTCGTCAACAGATTGCAGAGCGTCTCAATGAGAAGTATGGTTGGAATCCTCCAACAACCGACAAGGGAAACCCAAAGGTTGATAGATCCGTGCTTGCCAAGTTGGAATACCCCGAGGCAAAGATACTGGTCAAATACTTTGATGAGACCAAGTTGTTATCTCAGATCTCAGACTGGATCCTTCGTGCCAAGTGCAGCCGTGACAACAGGCTTCATGGTAATATAAATATCCTAGGCACTGTCACTGGTCGCATGACATCCAACAACCCCAACATGCAGCAAGTCAGCAGCGACAAGAGAGCAAGGTCTCTATTCGTCCCTCGCAAGGGATGGGTTCTTGTTGGTGCCGACCTATCTGGTTTGGAGTTGAGAATGCTTGCACACTATCTTCACAAGTATGATGACGGTGCATATGCAAAGCAGATTCTTGAAGGTGATATTCATACTCACAATCAAAATGCAATGGGTCTTGACTCACGCAGCAAATCAAAGAGTGCCATCTATTGTTTCTTGTATGGTGGTGGTGATGCAAAGTTTGGTAGTGTCATTGGCTCCTCTGCTCGTCAAGCAAGAGATACCAAGAACCAACTACTCAAGAATATTCCGGGTCTTCGCAGAGTCATCAAGGATTGTGAGTTCTCAACTCATGCCCATGGTTGCGTAAGACCATTCAACTGGCGGGATATTCCAGTCAGGTCTGCACACGCTGCCCTCAATACATTGCTGCAATCTTCTGGTGCCCACATTGCCAAGGTATGGGCATGTTATTGTGATATGTATCTCAATAGAATGTTTCCAAATCAATGGCGATGGGTTGCCAATGTCCATGACGAAATTCAAATCGAATGCTCACCTGACATCGCTCATGATCTTGGTCGCGAAGTATGCACCTGTGCCTTGCGTGCTGGTGATTACTTTGGTTGCAAGATTGAAACCGATGCAGAGTATCGCGTCGGTAGTAACTGGTCTGAAACACATTGACTATACTTGTTGATAAGTGTAGTATATTTAATCCATAGGAGAACTTATGAAATTCATTCAACTGTGTGGTGCAGGA